AACTCCACCCAAAAGAGACAGCGCTCGCAGCACCCTTTTTTCTGCTGCAACTGGGTGTCCTCTTCACGCATCACCAACTGGTACAACTGGATGACGGGACGCTCACCCTCATCGCCATCACCACCCCCGATATTGCTCATCGTCTCTCTCCTCTGACCCGCAACTCACAAGCTGCAACTTAGTCTCAAACTTACACCGACAGAACCAGCCGACACCCGAAGCGACATTGTGGGATACCCCTAAAGGGGTATACCCCACCCGACATGTCGCCTCGTGTCGTGTCAAGATGCGACAAACTACGCCATGTCGGGCAATGTCGGCTTGTCGGGTTTTTCTGTAACATGTTGATGTTGCTCGGTTTTCCACAAAATGTCGCCTTTGGCGGCTATGATTTTCGCCACACTGAGCGACGCAGCCGCTCTTTGATACGCTCTTTCGCTAAATTTGTCGTCTCCAGCACACAAATGTCGGAAATAGGCTAACCAATCAGCGCGTCTTATACACAGTTTATCTGGCGGTATTCCGGGTATCCCATAGCGCTTTCCGACTTCTGAGACTGCTAAGTCAAAGGCTTCCAGCGTGAAGATTTCGCTCTCCGTGAGCTGCTTTTTCTGCTTCTTTTTGCTGTGCTGTTTCTCACTGGGTCTAAGCCCTAGTGATACGATGTTCGGGTCGACTGGGTCGGTGAGAACCTTGACCATTTCGAAGTGAAACTCGATCCCGTCTTCGCTTTCCTTCTGCTTTGTCGTGGTCAGTTTTCCTGTGAGGTGTTCCCTGTCTTCCTCGTCTGATGTGCGCACGCATTCGAGTTCTGCGTCCACTGCACCGAGTAGCGCTGACGAGCCACGCATACCCTTTGACTCGTCCTTACCGGCATGGTGGACGACGAGCACCGTGCAACCGAGCTGCGCGATGAGTTCGCCTATGACGGCTATGAATTGGCTCATGTCGCTGGAGCTGTTCTCGTCGCCTACGAAGTTGCGCGCCAGTGTATCCACGACGATGAGCGATGGAGAGATGCCGAGTTCGTGGATCTCCTTGATGAGCTCCTGCATGTCCTCCAACGTCGAGCTGAGATTCAGGCTTCTCTTAATGAAATAGAGAGGCACAGACGGCTCTATCTCATGGGTGATCCTTGACGCGTCCGAGCGTTTTTTTAAACCTGCTTGGCCTTCCCCTGCAATGTATAAGCATGTCCCTTGCGCGGTCGGCTTACCGAATGCTGGCTGACCCGCGGCGATCATCTGGGATAGGTATATGGCGACGAACGACTTGAAGCTTCCTGGCTTGCCGTAGATCGCCGCGAATGCTTTGGCTGGCACGAGATCCTCGATGAGCCACTGGACTGCTTCATCCTTCAGCTCATCCATCCGCAGAATTTCGATGCGCTTTTTCGGCGCTGGAGATCGCGTATCAGCGTTACCTGTAACGCTTTGCTGTGTTGCTGCCGCTGTGTCTAACTGGTGACTGCGGATCTCTGACAGTTGCTCTGTGATGCTCTTTTCGCGTGGCTGTATTGACCGGACGGCGGCAGAGTTATCCCCAGAAAAATTTGCTATCGCGTATAAAGCGAATGGGTCTACCACTTTCTGAGATAGGGGATCATGCGCGCCGTGATGCGAGTAGGTGACCCAGTCGCCACGGTTCCCCTTGAACAGCATCACTCCTGCTGTGCCGGTCTGACTCGTCGGCGCAAGGTATCGGTATGCGTCGTTCCGCTTATCGTAATGGCTGAAGCGATAGCCCATCGATGCAAGTTGCGCTCGCATCCATTCAAGACCGTGCTGCTCATTGAATTGCGAGATCGTTGTGCTGTTCTGCGTCGGCAATGCCACTGGCGCGTGCTTGATATGATCGATGATCTGATTTTGTTGCTCTGTCTGGCGCTGCCAAGAGATCGCTGTGTCGATGCTGAAGATGTTGCCGTCGAGGTGATCGCGATGGACAAAGCGTTCCTTCTCCTCGTCCTTGCTGACGCGTGGGAGAAACCACGGCTGAGACCAGCGGTAATTCTCGTTGACGCAGTTCATCCAGATCTGGCGCTTATGCAGCTCGGCGATAAAGTAATCGACAGCAGCGGTCAGCTCTTCTTGCGACTGCATCTTGCAGGGGATCAGTATTCTGTATTTCCAGAACGAGACCACGCCATCAGAACCCCGATTGCTGTGGCTCGTGTGCATGATGTGCGCGATGTTCATGTCTTTCAGCGCGTCGTGTACGGCATGGAATGACGGTGCGCCTGTGAGGATCTCGCCAGTCTCTGGATCGATTGAAGAGTCGCCGTCGAGGATGATCAGCTCTGCTGATTGCAGGTTCTCGTCGGCGCGCTTGCAGATCGAGAGATTACCACCACGGATAAGGTATGACCCATCCTTTGGGCCGACACGCACATGCTTTAATCTGTCACTGAGTGCAGCGAGTGTGTACACGCGTGGCTTGAGATCTGTGTCTCTGAAGCCAGCAGCTGCAAAGGCGAGAGACATCTCATAGGTTGCGCTGTTGCCCATCTCTTTTGTTTCTTGTAGTGTTTCGCTCACAACGAACTCCGTTGGTTTAGGGATTGCCCCTGAAGGTTCCTCCCGAGACTTAAACCCCCGTACTGGTTCGGATTCCGGTACGGGGGTTCTTTTTACTTAAAACTCTTCGTCATCACTCGAAGATGTCGGTGCCGGTGCAGGAGCAGCACTCGCATCTTCTGCTGAGTACCACTTCTCTTTCGGTGCGAGAGTGAAGTCGATCTGCACTGATGTGCCTTGACCAACCTTAATGGTTTTGACTGCATCGACGCGCAGAGTTGCGAGCTTGCCAGCAGGGATTGCTCCTGCCTTTTTCGCGACATCTGCAACGAATTGCGTCCATGCGCGTGAGTTGCCTCTTGCGCTGCGGAATGGCGCATCTCCGAATGATGCGTCCTTCGAGTAGATCGTTACATCTACTCCAGGCTTATGGTCTGCTGATGGCGGGTTGCCCCATGCACCGTTGACCTCTTGCCAATCAACACCGGCAGCGCCGACCATCAACCAGCCCTGCTTTGCGTTTGCGATGTCGAGACCGAATAACTTCCCCTTCATGTCTACGGCAGACTTTTCACCATCCGCTGACGAGACAAAGAGAATGCCTGTGCGTGCGTCGAGACGCGCCCACGGTTTACCTGATGCTTGCTGTGGAAAGTTCAACATTGTTACTCCTTCAGAGTTACTGATAGGTCAGACCGTGACCTTACGCGGGTGAGAGTAATTCCCTCTCTCACTAGGGATCTTGTGTTGCGCCGTACCATGCAATGAGCGCGGCATCGCTTCTTCCATTGTCCTTCACCCGAGAAAAGTGTTGGGCAAAAGCTGGGAAAAGCTCCTGCGCGCGTTGCCGTGATCCGTCTTTTCCTGCACGCATCCCAGATGCCTTCTGCCACTTCTGCGGTGTGACATAAGAGATTGGCAAGCGTAACGCGGCGATGATTCCTTCGATTGTCCCCACCGATCTCCCGAACTGGAACATGCTGGAGACACCCTGACCCGGCATTGCTCCGACGCGTTCAAGCCAAACGTGATCCGGTTGAAGCTCTTCGAGATGCCGTGCAACGAGTTGCGCTGCGATCTCGGTCTTCTTCTTTCCGTTGCGCTCGATTGCGTGCGTCGGCATATCTATCACTGAGATATACCCCCGCTCGATATCGATGACCGCGATGGCTCCGCTCGCACCAGGATCGATGCCGCAAATCTTCATTCTTGCACCGGCACTGGTATCACCACGATGGCATAACCAAGAGCATTAGCTATGCGTTCAAGCGTTCCGAATTCCGCTGATCTTGTTCTGCGAGAGATTTGCCACCAGTGCGTAGGTGTCAGCCCTGCTCTTACTGACAACTCGCGCTGCGACATGCCTGCTGTAACGCGAGCTTGGTCAAGCTCATCGATAATCTTATCCATAGTTCTGTATCCATGATGGCACTGACAGCGTCTCTATCTGCGGCGAGTAGCCCTTCCACGCTGTTGCTGATTTCGTTGCCTTATACGCTTCTGCGGCAAGAGCCATCTGATGGCGACCTGCTTCAAGCGCGACCATATCGAGATTGTATACGCCAATGGCGTACGGCGCTTCTGTCTCCACTGCGATGAAGATGAAATCTTTCGCTTCAAAGTCAGTGGTATGCATATACCCATCGAGATAATGCGCGGCTTGAACGTAATACTTCAACCCCGCAAGTGTTTTCGCAAATCCATCAGGCGAAGCGTCCTGCGTGGTCTTCAGGTCAACGATTGTCGATCCCTGTATTGCGTCCATGCGCGCCTTGCATGGCACACCGTTTTGCTCCCACTTAAACGATTGCTCGACGCTCGCGCCTTTCAAGAGTTCCTTATATAGATGATGCGAACGGACTGCTTCTGCGACGCGCTGCGCACGCTGAAAGTCATCGAAATCGACAACAGTTTTACCCGCGTTCGTCGCCGCAAAAAGTTCTGCCTGTTGCTTGCCAGCTGATGTGCGCCGGTCAATCTTTGGCATTGCTGCGAAGTCTGTGTCGATTGTCTCTGGCTCCAACACCATTGCATGAACGAGTGTACCGAATTTCATTGCAGGTGTTGGCTCGCGCTCATTCTCTTTCGCTGCGAGATAGTGAGCTGGCGATCTGAGTAATTGCTTCGCTCCAGACGCTGATAGCGCATCCCACGAATGGTATTCCGTCGCTGGAATATTACTGAGTTGCTGTGGCATGGAGTTCTATGTCCTCTGCGTCGTCAGCGACTGCTGACAGGGCTGATGTAAGCGTCCAGTGATGTGTAAGATGCCCATCGATTGTCAGCGCGCGGTATTTCTTGTCTCGTGCCATCTGCACCCATCCTGCGACAGCATGATCTTTAAGAATAACGTATTCGTTTTCACCGTCTGGTCTAACTTCAACCATTTCCATCTCCCCTAAGAGCTTCGTTGAGGTTTGCCTGTACCTTTTTCACTGCGAGATCGAGCACAGCCTGCGGTGCATCTTTGCCGGTAAACTA